TTAACAATACTATCTTGTTCTTCTTGCATCTCTGCCCATTTTTCTCTTGTATTCATTATTTCTCATATATTTTAGTTACTATTATTTGAAAGATACCAATGTATAAAACTATATCTTCTTCATACATTTCAACATCATCAAATGTATAATGTCTTATACCAAGCAGTAATCCTTTAAAAAATCCAGCTTTAATCTCGTATCTTATTAATGTCATAGTTGTATATCTTTGTATATAAATCCCAAATAGCTTGGAATGATTCTTGTTTATTAAATTCTTTTCCTTTCATATAGTAATTACCTTTTATCCTATTGCAGTAAACTTTATAACTGTTACCAGATACAACTGGGTAAATTATAAATCCTTTTTTAAAACAATACTGCTGATGCTCATAATTACAATTTTTTAAGTGTATCTTCTTTTTAATCTTTGGCATTTAAATCTTCGTATATGTCAATTAGTTCAAGTGCTTTCTCTACTCCCTTTGCCTCACAAAATCTTTTCTGTTCAAATAGTTGTAGCCAATATTCCATTATGTCTTTTCTATCTCCATTACTAAAGTAGCTATCAACACAACTTCTATAAGCAATAATCTCTTTATTCTTACAAAGTTCCTCTTGTAACATAATCTTCTATATTTTCTGTTTGTAGGTAGTCATAATATCTTTCTGTGGCAATGTCTAGTTTTCTTTTACCACTATCAATAAAGTCTTGTGAACATTTAAAGATACCAACATCAAGTGTACTTTTATCAACTACAACAAATTCAAAGTCAAATGCTCCAAACAATTCTAAATATAATGCAGCTTGTAGATCATAAGAAAAGTGATGTGCAGACCTTTCAAAGTTTTTTATGTCAGCAGTTGTTTTTAAGTCTATTACAACACCATCTTTTAATATATCTGCTTTACCTCTAAATGCTAAATCATTGTAAGTATCAATTGCTGGTATTTCAAATCTTGCACCCTCCAGTAGATTCTTTACATCAGTTACACTTCTTACTCTTTCTGATATCTTTTTTGCTTTATTATATTCTGCATTAGTAAATACGTTGTGTGAGCCAACCTCTTGTACTGCTAACTTATATTGCTTTGATGCTTTTGTACCTTCTGTAAATGTTAAATATTCTACTTTTTCTGGCTCAAGTACCATAAGATGTATAAGTTGCCCATCTCTTAATGCTTGTACATTTGTTTGTTTTTCTGTTAGTGAACGATAATAAGCATAAGGAGAATCTAAAAGTTTCTTTGATGCTGAACTTGATAATGCATTTACACCAAGATACCCATAGTAAAATTCATCATCCATCATCTTACTTAAAATGTCTTGCTTGTCAAATACTTCGTTGTTTAATAGTTTAATTGTTTCCATATTATTTTAGTTTTATTTTTTTATATAATATTATTTAAAACAAAGTAGTTTGTGTTAAATATGGTTTTAATCTTTTATTTGCAATTTCTGTGTACTCTTGACTTAACTCACTTCCAATCCATCTCCTTTTATATATATGAGAAGATTTTGCAGTTGTACCAGTACCCATAAAAGGGTCATAAACTATATCGTTTTCTTTGCTAAAGTAATTTATAAAATGGTTAGGTAACCAATCTCCAAAAGCAAAAGAATGTCCAGCATTTTCTTTACCAGAATTAACTGGTTTTATAATTATATTTTTCATATAATCTCCATTCCTATTGTTAAAATTACAATAATTAAATTTTCTACTTTCTGGATTGTCTTTACTAAAACAAAATATATATTCATAACCAGAACTACACATAGTTTCAACAATACTTGATGGAGGATTTTTTTTAGCCCAAATAAAAACTTCTTTAATTTGTTCTTTGTACTCATTCATTATAAAAGCAATTATACCTTTATTACCAGTAACCTCTTGTATATTGTAAAAAACGTGATATTTTGTAACTCTAATCATTTCATCAATCCATACTTTAGTTTGTTTAAAATAATCCTCTTTGCTTAAATTATCGTTATATTTATCGTATTTTTTTGAATTAAAACCTCCATTAATTCTTGATTTACCAATATTATATGGAGGAGATGTAATTATTATATCTACAAAATTATCATCCATTCTTGCCATAGTATCTAAATTACTTTCACAATATATTTTATTTAATTCTATGTTATTCATAAGCACCAGTAATTTTGTTTCTTGTTTCATCACTTCCTTTTACTTCTGTAAATCCTTTTGATTTGTTTTCAAAACCTAATCTAGAGATTACTTTTACGTCTTTAACCTTTACTGGTTCTTTAATTTTTAATTTTTCTAAATATTTTCTATTATAAAATAAATTACCATCATTTTTATAAACTACTTTTTCTAAATTGTACTTGTTTCCTTTGTAATTAATTATTAAATCACAAAAAACAATTTCACCTAATTCTACTTTATCACTCATATTATTTTAGTTTTATTGCTTGTTTTATATTTATCTCTGTTACTTGTTTTTTAACCCATCTTCTGTTTTTAAACTCTGATGTGGCTGGTAATGATTTCTCAAACCATTTTAAATCTACTTTGTTTAAATTAAATAGATAGATACCTTGCGGTGTACTATTGATGTAAATTGGCACATCAAAATGTTTGTTTGATTCTTTTATTAAAGCATCGTATTTAGGCTTTTCCAGTAGTAAAGTATTGTAATGCTTCTTTCTGCACTTTAATTCTATTCTGCTTTGTGTTTCAATATCGTAGCAATCCCATCTTGATATTGGATTTTTACTATTTACTAATGTTTTGTAATGGTTAGTTGATAGCCATTCAAATAAATCTTTTTCTTTCCAATTTTCCATAGATGCAATATAACCATAAAGTTACTTAAAATTCAAAATCATTATTAACAAATTCTGGTAGTATGTTATCGTTCACTGAAAAGCTAAATGGATCAAAACTTCTGTTTCTACTTCTTTTACATTCAACAGATATCCAACCTTTATTAATTTCATTTTTTTCTAACTTAATTTGTGTCTCTGCTTTTTTCTCTAATGCACTCCCCAAATTTCCAGTTGGTTTATCACTTCCAAAGTTTTGATGTATAATTGTTAATATATGACATTCTTTTTTTGCAGTCCAAGTCATAATTTTTTGTACAACAGAATTTGTTTCTGTCATTGAATTTACATCATTTAATAAATCTGCTACACCATCAATAATAACTAATCCTATTTTATCTTTATTAAATTTATCAAACAGTATGTAATCAATAAACTCTACTCTTTCAGTTGGTGTCATTGGTCTTAATGCGTAAGTATGGTAGTTGTCATCAGTTTGCAGCTCATTCATTATTACTGGTCTGCGAAATACTTTCTGACAATGAAACTTACCTTGTTCAGTATCAAAATGTATTATCTTTCTACCTCTCCTATGTCCTTTTATAGTACCAGTAAATTTATTACCTCCACTTTGATATGCTGATACAAGTAAGCTAATAAAAAATGATTTACCTACTTTTGGAAATGCTTGTACAAAACTAAAGTTTCCATCTGTGCCAATTGGTATTGGATATTCTATTTCATTACCTTCAACATCTGTATCTATGTACGATCCACAACTAAGTGATACTGGAGGATATTTAATTACTTCTGATATATCTACATTTGCATCTTCTTCAAGCAACTGCATTAACATTCTATGTTCTTCTATCTGCTCATTGGTTTTTATTTTTTGCGTCATCTATGTATTTCTGTATTTTTGTTTTATAATATTTACCAAGTACATTGTCATTTAAGAATTTATCATTTTCTAAAACGTTTTCTGTAAATTGTAACTTAGTTTCATAATAACTCATCATTGTCTTGTTATAGCAAATGTATATAATTTCTCTGTAACAATCTTCAATCTTCCATTTTTTACTTTCTTTATTGCTTCCAGTGTACTTGATCCAGTTGCTTTCAACATAATCTACTCTTTTACGTTTATATCCCTTTAGAGGTGGTCTTGTACGTTTGTTAAGCAATATCTTTTTACCAATGTAAACTTGTTCAGTTCGTCTGTTAAGTATTCTGTAAACAAACCCAACTGCATCTGCTGGTAAATCTTCTCTTGATTTTATTCTTTGTCCTTTATAGTTCCACATATAAAAAGTTTTAACTAAGTGTATAACACATTAAAACGTGCCATACACAACTGTTAGCCACAATAAAAATTACTTAATCCTTTTGCAGTATTGTAGTTTAAAGCATAAAATCATTATTGTCCTAACATACCAACTACTCCCATCGGTATTTATTTGTTCATCAAAATAACCTAATCCAATCATAGGTACTATAAATAAATCTTTAAATTTCATAATCGTAATTTTAAAAGATGGCTAACACCACCTATGAATTAATAATTTTCGTTCCTCAAATTCCAAATCATAGCCAAACCGTTAATAAAAAGGGAGGTTTTTACACCTCCCAATAAATCTAAAATGGTAAATCATCTGCTGCAACTGGTGTTGCTTTCTCTGCTTTTGCTTCTGACTTTTGTACAAAAGATTGTAAGTCATCTGATGCATAATAGATTTTACCATTAGCAACATACTTTTTCTTTTCTCCATTCTCTCTCTGTTCTTTTGTTTGAGGGATCGTAAAAGATACATTCTGTCCGTAGTTACCTTCTTCAAAAATAGAAAAGTTTAACTTCAGCTTCTTTAACTCTTTTCCATCTTCTCCTTTCTTTGGTACTAATTCTCTTTTTGCATTGTAGGTTAAGATGTTCTCAAAATACTGAGAAAGTTTTTTAATTGTGTCAAGTTGTAACTCAACATCTCCTAATAAGTAAGGTTTTTTTGCACTCATAATTTTAATTTTAATTTATAATCCAGTTGTTATTTTATTATCTATCACTTCTATAATATGTCTAAAAGTGCTTCTTTCTTGTTCGCCAGTTACATCTACTCCATTGATAAAGAATCTGTAATGGTCTTTCTTGTCTGTTGGTCTTAATTCAAAGTTATTCATATTTATTTAGTTAATAATTCTTTTACTTCTTTTGATATTCTAAATTTTTCTTCTACCTTAGAAATGTTACCACCACCTTTTAAGTATGTCTGTACTTTCTTAAATTCAGCAGTACCTTTGTTTAACCAACATTTTTCAGTTGATTTAGCACCTTTTCCGTGTGTATTTGTAGCGTCTGGGTCTAAAGCACTATCATCAATCAAAAATATACCATTCAAGGCATATTTCCGAGCATACGAGCTGGAGCTACCAAATGATTGTGCAATGTCCATACCTTTTCTGTTTGGATCAATTCCAGCTTGTGCTTTTGTATGTACTGAATCAGTACCATCAGATATAAACGCTATTGCTTCAACAAACAATACACCACATACTTCTCTTACTTCATCAGAGATTGTTAATGTACATTTGTGTTTATCCAGTAGAGGTTTAACTGCTTCAAGGATATCTTCACAACTTCGATAGTTGTACTTTCCAAAATTGTTTCTTTGGTTTTTTGGTGCTTTTAATTCGGCTTGAATCTTTCTTAATTTTTCCATA